TCAGTACTTAAGGCTTTCGGTGTAGCAATCCCTGGCCCTTTTTTGGTGTAATTTTTACATCTAGTGTAGTTTATGCACTTAGTTCCAAAAATACACCGATATACGTACCCATACCCGCCTAGCACCTCGAACAATTTTTTACAATTTTTTTGAAAAAAAATATTTATAACCTTTTGCGCCAATAGCGTATTCTCTTACCCATGACCTTTTTGTATTTATCTTCTATCAAATCGGCTTGTTTAATTTTACGCATATACTTATGCACCCCGCAAGAATGCAATTGAGTCCATCGGGCAGGTACAACTTCGTTTACCTTCCACATAACTTCCTCGTTCGTTCTCCATTCGTCAAAATAGTCCGAGTCTGCTAACTCCTGCAAACGGTCTAAATATAATGTTTTTTTACTTTTTGGGCCAAATACTGTTCTCATAATCTTCTTCTCTCCATTACTCTACCACCAACGCCTGTATTAGAGGGTCTATTGATTTTGGCTTTACCACCTAACCATTGTCCACCCGTCATAGTTTTCATAACTACGGGCATATCGGGAATCTTATATGTAAATTGGTCTATTGCGTGTGCAAGAGCCATTACTGTATCGTTGTGAACACCTAAGTCCACTATCACACCATCACGCCAAGCGTGAAGTCTTAATTCTTCTAGGACAATCTCAACCATCCTACGGGTTTCATCATTACCATAAGGAAATGCAATCATCTCTCTCTCAAACCAAACCCTAAGTCTATTTAGAAGTCCTTGCTTCAAAGTCCTGTTGCCTACCTTACTAGGTCTATAATCTACTACCGCGCCTTTTTGTGCAAGCAAACTTTCGTACATCTGTTGGAAACCTACATCCTCAACTGCTACTCCACAATTACCATAACGCTTAGACCATTCGATTAACATATCCGCTTGCTTATCCGGTGGGAAGTCATTTCTTCTCCACATATTTACAAAGTGAATAAACCCTTGTTCATCTTGCCTAAGACATATCATTACGCTGTAATCTTTACCAAGACCATGTGCAGGGTCGAATCCTATAATGTATCTATTGTTATCTAACTTATCAGTTTGTATAGTGTGTTCCATGATAAGATTCTTACGAATTAAGTTGTTAGGATATACCGAAGCGTCATCGTCAACAACCCTACATAGGTATTCCTGCGAAAACTCCAAGTCTCCTATCGCTTCTTTCTGTTCTAACAAAAACTTTATACTACGATATTCCGGCCAAAGGGCTTTAGGGTCAATATCCCCATCACTAGATTTCCATTCATCATAATTTACTATACTACTCCAAGTACCACTTTTCCAAGTCTTTTTAGTTAACATTTCAGTATGGTACAAATCAGTCATAGACATAGGCGTACCAACCACGTAAAACGTAGAACCGGGACTTAACATAGGGGAAATTGCCTTCCTAAACCATTGTTGTAAAGTGTGAGGATTCATTTCGTCAGAATCAACTAACACATCGTCAAATGCTACACAAGCCGGATGTTCACCACGAATCGCTGAACCTACCGAAGTAGCCATTATCCAAGACCCGTTAGTAAAGTACATTTCAGTTTTATTACCTCTTTTCGGGTCGAGATACCTAGACAATTGAGGATGTTGTTTCATGTCCTCTCTAATCTCTTGTAATCTTCTAATAGCAGTATCTTTACTCGCAGAAATCAACCAACAAGTAAAAGGCTTACCATTTGCCTTCTTTTCAAACAAACATTGATGTAATAGTTTTACCCTAAGAGTAGTTGACTTACTATGGTCGCGAGGTGCAATAATACAAACACGATGCACTTCTGCACCCTTTCTATCACCGTACATTTCCATCCAATCTCCTATGTGGTCGCCCCAAGTATAACCTAACCATTGGTAGAAATACTTAATGTCTTTTCGACTACGTTCCATAGAAAAATCTTGCATAAATCCCATAATATCACCTCGGATGTAAGTCTTTCTTTCCACAGTAAGGACATTTACCTTCTACCGCCAAGTGCATTTGAATACGTGGGGCTTCCCACCCACACGACCAACACTTAGCAGAAGTCCATCTCATTCATGTACCACCGGCGCAAACAGACTACCAATTAGCCCTTCTTCTTTATCTATAATGTATGCAGACAATCCTGCTTTAGCCATAACATATCCGTTACGACTATGGTATCTATCTTCACCTGCAAGACTAGGAAGTTGTATAATCAAACAACCACCTGCTTCTCGCATTTGTTGGTGATGTAGATGTCCATGAAACCAAAGTTTGTGTGATGTTTTACCCCACGCACTTCTTTCTTCGTGAGCCATCAAAGCATTTAGTTTATTCATAACTTTACCATCACCGTGAGTAAATCCTATCAGATTATTACCGTATGTAACGTATTGTCTAATTTCGGGAGAAACTACTACGTTTACATCCTCGCAATCTTTATAGTAAGCGTCAAGATACATCATTAGCATAATACTTGTATGTCTATCATGATTACCACCCATAAATATCAACTCAACATCAGAAACCGTTCTCAGTAAGTCAATGTGTTGTCTTGCTAAATCACATCCTTCCATAAGGATTTGTGCAGGGGTAGCGGCCATATCTTGTGCCGTACCCTTTGTAGTTGTACCAACATCATTATCCACATGAAACCAATCAGACCCAACACCAACGTAAAACCTTTCGGGTTTACTAGGTAGTCTTTTTAACAACTCTTCGGTCTTTGTCAAAACTCTATGTCTTGCTTCTTCTAAGTCATAACTTTGTCCAACTTCATCAACCCAACCATATTTACCAAAATGTAAGTCAGTTGGAGAAAGAACAACGGCAAAATCACCTTCATTTTTAGTCTTAATACGCTTTACGGAAGCAGGTTTCCACTTTTGTGCTATTTCTAAGAAATCTTTTTTGATTGTCTCGTTGAAGTAGTTATATTTCATAGCATCTTTCTCAACTTGCCTCCATCTTTTGCCTTCTGCCTTCTTAATAATTTCAATTTTACGCATGGCTAGTATTTCGTCAACTAAATCGTCAACGGTGTTACCTTCTATCTCCTTATCTGTAAATGGTTGCATACCGTGAGTCCATTTGTTAACTCTAACGTATTCACTTACCCAAGCAGGCGGCATTTCAAACTCTCTAGCCATTTCTTCGGTTGTTAAGTTACCTCCCGCCTCAGAATATGCTTTTTTCATGGCTCGGTGTTTTTCACCTTCCACTACATAGAATCCATCTACTGCTTCCATCACTACCAAGTATTTATCTGCTGCTTCATCGTGATATACCTTTGTTCTTTCATTTATGACAGCATGATATTCTTCTTTATCCTTAAAAGGACTATTTCCTTCCTTCATCCACCTTTGAATAGCAGAACGCCAAGCATTTTTAGAACGCTTTGGCTCAACTTCGTGTAGAAACTCAGCAAACTCACTAATATTACTAAAACTTCTATCTTTCGCAAACTTCTCGATGAGGTCTTTGCCTCCATGCACCCTTCGCATAAACAAAGGTTATTTGAAGGGATATATAAGTATTAGCCTATTAATTTCTATTACTTTGATGCTTTACAAAATAAATAAACCGCTAGACTGCTAGGCTGTCTGTAATTATTTTTATTTCTTCTATAATATGTTTGGTAAACCCCCCACTCACTATAATAGTTAACGTAGTTAACTTCTCTACATTAAAGAAAAAAATAAAAAAAAAGAAAAAAATGTCGCAGTAAAGCGTTTTATTCTTTCAGTAAATCGCAAAAACATTAAAAAAAAATAAAAACGAACTATTAAACGTCAATTATACTCTCGATATGTTATGGCAGAGCGTAGCAGGTGGAATATATTTCGTGGAAACACAAAAAAAGAGAATCCTAACCCAATTATACAGCGAGCAGGTATGATGATAGAACCCTTCAATCAAGTAGCGGGCGTACCCGATATTGTACGTGATACTGAAAGATTGAGAAAAGACAGTAACCACGACAATGAGTTTGACCTTTACGATAGTATGTTAAAGTTAGACCCTGAATTGAACGGCGCTGTACGTGCTGTATCTCTTACGGCTAATAACTACGAAATAAATTACGCCAACGGTAAAAACTCACAAATACGTGAGGCAATACGTGAATTAGTAGAAGATACTCTTGACTTTGATGACATTATGATAAATGCTATGCGAAGTCTTATGGTATATGGTAATGACATTAACAAAATAGTCGGCAAACAAGGTGTCGGTATTACTGATATACAAAGTTTACCCGTAAAACAAATTACGATAGTTGACGAACGAGGTGGCTTAGGTTCTTATTTCGTTGCTGACGAAGATAACCCAATCATCAATGCTAACATCTATATGTTAAGAGAAGGTACATCCTACGAACGTGCTATACCAAAAAAAGAAATACTACACGTTAGAATAGATTATCGTTCCAATTGGTTTACCGATAACAAACTACGTAGAACATACGGTGTGTGGGGTGCGAGTAGATTTACGTCGCTAAAACAACCAATACGCATGAAATATAACAGTATGAACAACAGAGTTTCTTTAGAGGACTCGATGACAAAGCAGTTTATTACAATAGACAAATCTGCTATCGAACACATACAAGACCCTGCGGAACAGGCACAAAGACTCCAACATATTATGGATGAGGTAATTACTTTATTCGAGGGATTGCGGGGCGACCAAATACCTGTTCTTCCCCATTACGTAGAATTACATCACGTAGATGTAGGCAACAGTCTGCCAAACAACACAGGATTCCTAGACACAATTAATGCCGATATTGCAGCCGTACTACAAGTACCTAGAGTAGCAGCAGGCCAAGAAAAAGGCTCAACCTTTGCGGCAACATTCAATGCAAACCTTTGGGCTGTCCAAGCAATCAGCCGTATGCATAGAATCTTGAGTGAATCAGCAACAAAAATATTTATGATGCACTTAGACTTATTAGGTATAAAATATCGCAAACAAGATTTACCTACTATTAAGTTTGAGGCTATGGATAGCGAAACACCACTCAACATAATGCAAAGAACCGTTATGGGGTACAACGCAGGACTTCTTACACTAAACCAATCTTTTGATTTGCTTAACCTACCAAGTATAGGTAAAGAAGGTGATGAAAGAAAGATGACAGAAGCACCAAAGCAAGTAGGGGATTTACCAAGAGAAAACTCACAGGATGGTGCAAGCGACCTTGTGGAATGAGTATCTTCTGACGGGTATATATGCAATTTGTTTCCTCATGGGGGCTTTATTAGGCAAAGTATTAATAAGTCATAAGGTTAGTGGAAAGGACATGGCTCAGATGAAAATGACAAATCCAAACGAGACTCTAATGCTAACTTTTGGTATGGGTGTCGTTATGGCTTGGGTAGTTATAGCAGCCACAGCATCCTACTTTAGTATTGTAGAACAACGTGAGATTTCAGACTCACAACTAACAGTTATTGGTCTATTAGGTGGTCCGGCACTTCTAATTATAACAAGCGTACTAGATTTATTTAAGGGTAAAGAAAGTGCCAAAATTGCAGTATTACCCGACAGACTTTCTGCTGATGTTCAAGCAACTGACGCTGAAAAGACTCACGTAAGACTACTAGAAGAGTTTAAGATGAAGCATGACCTAGAAATGGAAAAGATGCAAAAACAACACACTTTAGATATGGAAGCATATCAAATCAC